CGGCGCGGAAGCGCCGATCTGCGAGCTGTCGCTGGCGGGTTTCGCGGCGTGCAAGGCGCTCTCGACCGGGTTCAACGCCGAGCCGACGCGGGCTTCGCGTCCGTGGGACGCGGCGCGCGACGGCTTCGTGATGGGCGAGGGCGCGGGCGTGGTGGTGCTGGAGGAATACGAGCACGCCCGCGCGCGCGGCGCGAAAATCTACGCCGAAGTGCTCGGCTATGGCCTGTCGGGCGACGCCTATCATATCACCTCGCCCGCGCCGGACGGCGACGGCGGCTATCGCGCGATGGCGGCGGCGCTGCGCAGCGCGGGGCTGGCGCCGTCGGACATCGACTATGTGAATGCGCACGGCACCTCGACGCCGATGGGCGACGAGATCGAGCTGCACTCGGTGGGGCGGCTTCTGGGCGATCACGCGAAGAACGTGACGATGTCCTCGACCAAATCCTCAACCGGGCATCTGCTGGGCGCGGCGGGCGCGATCGAGGCGATCTTCTGCACGCTGGCGCTGCGCGATCAGGTGGCGCCGCCGACGCTGAACCTGGAGAACCCGTCGGTGAACACCGATCTCGATCTCGCGCCGCTGAAGGCGGTTTCGCGGCGGATCGACGTGGCGCTGTCGAACTCGTTCGGGTTCGGCGGGACGAACGCCTCGCTGATCCTCGGCAAGGCGCCGTGAGGGAGCGCTGATCGTGCGCAGCATCGCCGCCAACGCGCTGACCTTGCTGATCGTGCTGGGCGTCGCGCTGGCGGGGGTGATCGGCTATGGGGTGCGTGGGTTCAACGCCGAGGGGCCGCTGAGCGCGCCGCAGACGGTGGTCGTGGCGCGCGGCGCGTCGCTGGACCGGGTGGCGACGCAGCTCGAGCAGGCGGGCGTGATCACGTCGGCGAAGCTGTTTCGCCTCGGCGCGCGCTATCAGGGCAAGGACGGCGCGCTGCGCTACGGCGAGTATCAGGTGCCGCCGGGCGCCTCGATGGCGTCGGTGCTCGACCTGCTGGTGAGCGGCAAGGTGGTGCAATACGCCATCGCGGTGGCCGAGGGGCTGACCGCATGGGAAGTGGTGGAGCTGCTGAAGGCGTCGGCGGTGCTGACCGGCGAGATCGCCGAAATCCCGCCAGAAGGCTCGCTGGCACCCGACACTTATGCGGTGCAGCGCGGCGACACGCGCGCTGAAGTGCTGGTGCGCATGGCGGCGCTGCAACAGCGCCGGATCGGGGAGGCCTGGACGGCGCGGGCGGAAGGGCTGCCCTTCGACACGCCCGAGCAGATGGTGACGCTGGCCTCGATCATCGAGAAGGAGACCGGGGTCGCGGCGGAGCGCCCGCTGGTGTCGGCGGTGTTTCACAACCGGCTGAAACGCGGGATGCGGCTGCAATCCGATCCGACGATCATCTACGGCGTCACCGAGGGGCGGGGGCCGCTGGGTCGCGCGCTGACGCGCGGCGACATCCAGCGCCCGACCGCATGGAACACCTACGCCATCGACGGCCTGCCGAAAACGCCGATCGCCAATCCGGGCCGCGACGCGCTGCTGGCGGCGGTGCGCCCTGCCGAGAGCGACGCGCTGTATTTCGTGGCCGACGGCTCCGGCGGCCACGCCTTCGCCCGCACGCTGGCCGAGCATAACCGCAACGTCGCCGCCTGGCGCGCCATCGAGCGCGAGCGCGCTGATCAATAATGGCGCGAGATAATTAATACTTCAGTAATTCAATTAAATTTTATATTTATTCTTGACATGCTGAACGCTGCTTGGTATGAAACGGTCATCGTCAGAAATTGTGAGTCGTATTGAGGGTCGCGCTGGCGCTCGGCATTTTGCGTGAGGTTCATTGTGGCTGGAGCAAGACGGTCAAACGTGGTGGTGCGCCGCGCATTTGAGAACGCCTGCACGCTTTACGACGAACTGGCCACTGCGCTGACCGCGATCATCATGCGGCTCAAGACGCAGGGCGCCGCTGCGGGCGCGCTGAGCGGCGAAGAGTTCGAGATCGTGAAGGCGCATCAGAAAACTGTATTGATGGTGTTGGATTTTGAAGCGCAAATTCTCAAGCGCCGCATCGGCGCCGCCGCAGGCGGCGGCAAGCGGCTCGACCTCGACGCCGCCCGCGCGGAGGTCGCCGGCCGCCTTGATCGCCTCGCAGCCGCCTCGGGCGCGTGAGGCGTTTCTGCGCGGCCTGAGCGCCAACGCGCTCGCCGCGCTGCCCTATCTGTTCGAGTTCTGGGCGCTGCCCGGCCACCAGACGCCGCCGGATGGCGACTGGACGACCTGGGTGGTGATGGGCGGGCGCGGCGCGGGCAAGACGCGCGCCGGGGCGGAGTGGCTGCGCGCGCAGGTGGAGGGGGCGACGCCGGACAAAGCCGGCGCGGCGCGGCGCGTGGCGCTGGTGGCGCAGACCTGGGAGCAGGCGCGCGAGGTGATGGTGTTCGGCGACAGCGGGATCATGGCGTGCTCGCCGCCCGACCGCCGCCCGGCCTATCTGGCGACCCGGCGCAAGCTGGTGTGGCCGAACGGGGCGGAGGCGCAACTTTTCTCGGCCGCCGACCCGGAGTCGCTGCGCGGGCCGCAGTTCGACGCGGCCTGGTGCGACGAGCTGGCGAAATGGCGCAAGGGCGAGAAGGCGTGGGACATGCTCCAGTTCGGGCTGCGGCTGGGGACGCGGCCGCGCCAGGTGGTGACGACGACGCCGCGCGACAACGCGCTGCTGCGGCTGATCCTCTCCGACCCGGCGACGGTGATGACCACTGCGCCGACGGCGGCCAACCGCGCCAATCTGGCGGCGGAGTTTCTGGAGAGCGTGACGCGGCGCTATGCGGGCACCCATCAGGGCAGACAGGAACTGGGCGGCGAGTTCCTGACCGAGGCGCCCGGCGCGCTGTTCTCGCGCAGCGCCATCGAGGCGGCGCGGGTGCGCGCGGCGCCGCAGATGGATCGCGTCGTGATCGGCGTCGATCCGCCGGTGACGAGCGGGCCGGACGCCGACGCCTGCGGGATCGTCGCGGTCGGGCGCGCGGGGGAGGCGTTCTATGTGCTGGCCGACTGCTCGGTGCGCGCCGTCACGCCGGCGGCATGGGCGGCGCGGGTGGTGGAAGCCTATCGCGATCACGGCGCCGACCGGATCGTGGCGGAGGTCAACCAGGGCGGCGAACTGGTTGTCGAGATGATCCGCCGCGTGGACGCGCATGCGCCGGTGACGAGCGTGCGCGCGTCGCGCGGCAAGGCGGCGCGCGCCGAGCCGGTGTCGCTGCTCTACGAGCGGGGGCTGGTGCGCCATGTCGGCGCGCATCCGGCGTTGGAGGACGAGTTGTGCGCCTTTGGCGAAGGCGGCCATAGCCCGGACCGCGTGGATGCGCTGGTCTGGGCGCTGGCGGAGCTGATGCGCGCGCCGGGCGCCGGGCCGCGGGTGCGGCCGCTTTAGGAAGATTGCAATTTCAGGAGGCGCCGATGGCGTTCAGCTTTTTTGGCGCGCGGCGTGAGACCGCGCGGGAGGTGAAGGCGTCCGCCGTGGGGGCGATGACCGCCGTCCACGGGCTGGGCCGCGCGGTCTGGACGCCGCGCGACACCGTCTCGCTGACGCGGGTCGGCTATGGCGGCAACGTGGTGGGGTTTCGCTGCGTGCGCATGATCGCCGAGGCCGCCGCCGCGATTCCGCTGCGCTTCACCGAGGGCGGCGCGGCGCTGTTGGAGCATCCGCTGATCACGCTGCTGGAGCGCCCCAACCCGGGCCAGGACGGCGCCGCGCTGCTGGAGGCGGTCTATGGCCACCTGCAACTGGCGGGCGACGCTTATATCGAGGCGGCGACGCCGGAGCAGGAGCGCGGGCCGCGTGAGCTGCATGTGTTGCGCCCGGACCGGGTGCGCGTCGTGCCGGGGCGCGACGGCTGGCCGGAAGCCTTTGAATACCGTGTGGGCGCCTCGGTGCATCGGTTCGCGATGAACTGCGACGCGCCGCCGATCCTACATCTGCAGGCGTTCCACCCGCTCGACGACCACTACGGGATGTCGCCGCTGGAGGCGGCGGCGGCCTCGATCGACGTGCACAACGCCGCCGCCAAGTGGACCAAGTCGTTGCTCGACAACGCGGCGCGCCCCTCCGGCGCCGTGGTCTATCGCGGCGTTGACGGCGCCGGGTCGCTGACCGACGAGCAATACAAGCGCGTGGTCGATGAGCTGGAGAGCAACCATCAGGGCGCCCAGAACGCGGGCCGTCCGATGCTGCTGGAGGGGGGGCTGGACTGGAAGCCGATGGGGTTCTCGCCGTCCGAGATGGAGTTTCTGGAGACCAAGAACGCGGCGGCGCGCGAGATCGCGCTGGCGTTCGGGGTGCCGCCGATGCTGCTGGGCCTGCCCGGCGACAATACTTACGCAAACTACCAGGAGGCCAACCGCGCCTTCTTCCGGCAGGCGGTGATGCCGCTCGTCCGCCGGACCGCCGCCGCGCTGAGCGGGTGGCTGGGGTGGCGCTGGGGCGGCGCGGTGAAACTGGAGGCGGATCTGGACAAGGTTCCGGCGCTGTCAGGTGAAAGGGATGCGCAATGGAGAAGGATCGCGACGGCAAGCTTTCTGGACGACAGCGAGAAGCGCCGGTTGCTCGGCCTGCCGCCCCGCAGCGGCGCGCGCTGACGCCGCCCCCGCAGGCGCCTGCGCCGCGCGTGGTGCTGGAGCCGTTCGCGGTCGCGGAGGCGCGGCGGTTGGCGCAGCTGCGGGTGATGGGGCGGCGGTGGCGGGCGCTGCAGACGCGGCTGAACGCCGTCACCACGCTGATGAACGCCTATCACAAGCGGCCTTGATTCATGCAGCAGCAAGGGAGGACCCCCATGCAGACCCGCGCCGTTCAGGCCGCATCGGGCCTTGAGACCAAGTTCATCGCCTTCGATGAGCGCGTCGCGCTGAGCGACGGGCGGATCGAGGGCTACGCCAGCCTGTTCGGGCTGACCGATCACGGCGGCGACGAGGTGGCGCCGGGCGCCTTCGCCGGATCGCTGGCGCGCAAGGGCCGCTCGGTCAAGCTGTTGTGGCAGCACGACCCGACGCAGCCGATCGGGGTGTGGGAGACGCTGCGCGAGGATGCGCTGGGCCTGCATGTCTCGGGGCGACTGATCACCGAGGTGCGCCGCGGCGCCGAGGCCGCCGCGCTGCTGAAGGCGGGCGCGGTGGACGGTCTCTCGATCGGCTATCACGCGATCCGCTCGGAAAAGACGCCGGGCGGCGGGCGGCGGCTGATCGAGATCGATCTCTGGGAAGTGTCGCTGGTGACGTTTCCGATGCAGCCCGAGGCCCGCGCCCTGAGCGGCGCCAAGACCGACGCCTGCGCCAGAGAGGCCGAAGACGACGCCGCCCGCGCGCTGGCCGAGGCGCTGCGCGAGGCGCGCGGCGTGTTCTCCTGAACCCGCCGCAAGCAGAACCATCCATTTCAACGACGGAGTATTGTATGGCCGACCGCGACGCGCCCTTTGGCGCCGACAAGGCGAGCGCTGTGCTCGATACCAAGGCGAGCGCTGTGCTCGACACCAGGGCGAGCGCTGTGCTCGACACCAAGGCCGAGGTTGCGAGCTTTGTTCGTGATCTCAAGTCTTTTCAGGAAAGGATTGAAGTGAAAATGAAAATTCAGGACGATCGCATCTCGATGATGGATCGCAAGGGCGTCGAGCGCCCGGCGCTGTCGCGCGCCGCCGATGAGCAGACGCCGCACCGCAAGGCGCTGGGAGGCTATCTGCGCTCCGGTGACGAGGCGGGCCTGCGCGCAGTGTCGGTGGAACGCAAGGGGCTGACCACCGCCGTCGCCGTCGAGGGCGGCTATCTGGTCGATCAGCTGACCGCCGCGCGCATCGAGGGCGTCAAGCGCGGCGCGGGCGCCGTGCGCGCGGTTGCCAACGTGGTGCAGATCGAGGCGGGCGTGTTCGAGGTGCTGGTGGACCGGGGCGACCTGGAGACCGGCTGGATCACCGAAGGCGCCGCGCCGACCGAGACCGCGCCGTCGCTGTTCGACAAGGTGAGCATTCCGCTGCACGAGTTGTCGGCGCTGCCGCGCGCCTCGCAGCGGCTGCTGGACGACAGCGCCTTCGACATCGAAGGCTGGCTGGCCGACCGGATCGCCGAGAAGTTCGCCCGCGCCGAGAACGCCGCCTTCGTCACCGGCGACGGGGTGGACAAGCCCACGGGGTTTCTGAGCTATCCCAAGGTCGCCGTCGATGCGTGGACCTGGGGGTCGCTGGGCTATGTCGCCACCGGCGCGGCGGACCGGTTCAACCCGCTCGATCCCGCCGATGCGCTGGTCGATCTGGTCTATAGCCTGGGCGCGCGCTATCGCAGCAATGCGGTGTTCGCGATGAACTCGAAAACCGCCGGCGCGGTGCGCAAGATGAAGGACGCCGACGGCAAGTTCCTGTGGACCGAGAGCCTGAGCGCCGAACAGGCCCCGCTGCTGCTGGGCTATCCGGTGTTGTCGGTCGAGGACATGCCCGACATCGCGCCCGACGCCTATCCCATCGCCTTCGGCGATTTTCGCGCGGGCTACACCATCGCCGAGCGGCCCGACGTGCGCATCCTGCGCGATCCCTATTCCGCCAAGCCGCATGTGCAGTTCTTCGCCACCAGCCGCGTGGGCGGTGACGTGACCGACTTCGCCGCCATCCGGCTGCTGAAGTTCGCCGCCGCCTGAACCATCGCCGATTGATGGAGAGCGGACCCGGCGCCGGATGCGGCGCCGGGATGGGTGAAGTTTCATGCGAGGCGGTGACGTCATGCTGATCGATGCAGCCCGGCCCTCGGCCTCCGCCGAGATGGTCGCTGAACTGGCCGCCCACCTGCGGCTGCCGCAGGGGTTCGCCGAGGACGCGGTTTCGGCGGCGACGCTGACGCGGCTGATGGATGCGGCGGCGCGCGTGGTCGAGGACCGCACGCGGCGCGCGCTGCTGCAGCGCGTGATGCTGCTGCGGGTGAGCGCGTGGGACGATGCCGAGACGCTGAGCTTGCCGGTCGAGCCGGTGGCGCAGGTGACGGAGCTTGCGCTTGCGCAGGAGGACGGCGCCCGCGCCACGGTCCATCCCGCCATCTGGCGGCTGGCGAGCGTGGACGGGCGCGCCGCGATCCGGGCGCGCGCCGGGCGGCGTCTGCCGCCAATCCCGCGTGATGGCCATGCCGAGGCGCACCTTGTCGCGGGCTATGGCGCCGCGTGGGGCGATGCGCCGGAGGATCTGCGGCTGGCGGTGATCCTGCTCGCCGCGACCTACTTCGAACAGCGCAACGAGGCGGCGGGCCGCCTTGCGCCGCCGCCCCTGAGCGTCGCCGCGCTGCTGGAGCCTTATCGGCGGGTGCGGCTGTGAGGGCGCCCGATCTGACCCGGCTGCTGACGCTGGAGGCGCGCGACGCCGCGCCCGACGGCGGCGGCGGCGTGGCCGCGCGCTGGACGCTGCTGGGAACCCATTGGGCGGAGGTGCGACCGAGCGCGGCGGCGGAGCGGACGCTCGGCGGGGTCGAGATCAGTCAGGTGACGCACAAGATCACGCTGCGCTGGGCGCCGTTCGGCGCGCCGTCGCGGCCCATCGCCAGCCAGCGGTTTCGCGAGGGCGCGCGGGTGTTCGACATCCTGGGCGTGACCGAGGCCGACACGCGCAACGCCTGGCTGATCGCCTGGGTTCGGGAGGGCGCGCTGGGATGAGCTACGCATTCTCATGGCCGCTGCAACAGGCGCTGTTCGCGGCGCTGGCCGCCGACGACACCGTGGCCGCGCTTGCGGGCGGGCGCATCTACGACGCGGCGCCGCACGCGGCGGCCGATCCGCAGCCGGGTCCGTGGATCGTGCTCGGCGACGAGCAGGTGGACGCCTGGTCCACCGCCACCGATCGGGGCGCGGCGCATGCGATCCAGATTTCGGTGGTCGGCGGCGGCGGAGGCTTCGCTGCGCTGAAGCGGCTCGCCGGCGCCGTGTGCGACGTGGCGCTGGGGCCGCTGGGCCTTAGCCGGGGCAGGGTCGTCACCGCCAGTTTTCTGGGCGGGCGCACCCGGCGGATTGAGGGCGCGGGCCTGCGCCAGATCGATCTGCGCTTTCGTCTCGCCATCGAAGAAAACGCATAAGTCATTCAGGAGATTGAGATTATGGCCGCGCAGCCGGGCAAGGACCTGTTGATCAAGCTGGACGCCGACGCGACCGGCGATTTCGTGACCGTCGCAGGGCTTCGCGCCACGCGCTTTGCGCTGAACGCTGCGCAGGTCGATGCGACCACGGCGGAAAGCGCCGGGCGCTGGCGTGAGCTGCTGGCCGGGGCGGGGGTGCGCTCGGCCAGCGTCAGCGGGCGCGGGTTGTTCAAGGACGCCGCGTCGGACGCTGCGCTGCGCAGTGTTTTCTTCGCGGGCGCGGCCCCGGCGTTCGAGCTGACGGTGCCGGATTTCGGCCGGATCGAGGGCGCATTTCAGGTGGCGGCGCTGGAATACGCGGGCGATCACGACGGCGAGGCGGTGTTCGAGATCAGTCTCGAGTCCGCCGGGCCGCTGAGCTTCACGGCGCTCTGACCATGGCCAACCCGATGCGCGGCGAGGTGGAGGTGGTG